ATAAGCAAAGAAGATAATACATGCATCGTTGATTATACATTGGTTGTATGGGTTGACATTGAACTTGATGAAACAAGGATAGTAGACGGAAGATGCTATGTAGATGCATTAAATCAATAATAAAGGTGGTGAGAAAATAATGTCAGCAGAATTTGAAAAAGAACTTGGCACAAAAGGATTTGATGATATCGTAAGTGATACATTAGATTCAATAGTTCAGAAAGATGTTGGATTGACAAATACAAATCCAGGATCTGTTATTAGAACATTGGTAGAGGTACTTGCAGAGAATGAAGATACACAGAATTATTATCTTGAGTATGTGTACAGATGTATGGATATTGATAACTGTGTTGGCGAAGATATTGACAGATCTGTTAAAATACTTGGATTAACAAGAAATCCAGCAAAGCAGGCTGTAGGTGAAGTTACATTCTATACTGGTGATTCTCCAGCAGAGTTTGATATTGAGATACCATATGGTTATATCGTATCGACAAGACCAGATAAAAATGGTGATGTTGTTGAGTTTACAGTACAAGATAATAATCTCATATTGCAGGCAGGTCAGAGTAGTGTAACAGCAACTGTATTATGTACAGTAGCACAACAAATTAATATCAATAAAGGTGCTATATCAATTCTCACACAGTCATTGCAAGGAATAAATTCAGTAGTGAATGAATATGAGATCAATGGTGGTAGTGATGTTGAATCTGATGAATCATTTAAATCAAGAATTGGTGATATCAGAGAGTCATATGGTAAATGTACAGATGAAGCACTTGAAGCAGCAGTTAATCAAGTATCTGGTGTTACTAGATGTAGTGTATCAGATCAATATAATGGTGTTGGTACAACTGCAATAATTGTTGTAACAGATCAAGTACCTGCACCACAATCTGTGAAAGATGCTATACAATTAGTTGTAAGTGCAACTAAGGCATCTGGAGTAAAGGCAGATATTGTTTATACAAACATTAAGAGTGTTGATATTGATATCAATGTTACCAATATTACATCTGATGATTATGATACTATTGTTAGTGCAATAGATGCATATTGCAATGCACTTGTATCTGGTCAGTCATTCATTATTAAACAGATGGAAAGAAAAGTATTAAATGCAATTGATAAAACAACTGCAGAAAATGATGATTATGACATCACAACATTTAGTCCAGAAGGTAATATTACTGCAACCGAAGAACAGATTATTAGACCAGCAACTATTAAAATTAATGGCACATTAGTATAGGAGGGTAGCTTATGAACACAGATGAATTTTTGAGTAATATGCAATCAAGCTTCCCTCATATATATAATGTATATGATCATAATACAATATTGTATGCATTACTATCAGTATATGCATCAAAATTTGGTGCTAAAGAAGATATTATTAATCGTGTGTATGCAATGATAGGTATTGATTCAACATATGATGAAGACCTTGAACACAGATGGGGTTCATTATTAGGAATTTATAAGAATAATGGTGAATCATTCAGAGATTATCGTGCACGATTGATGATTGTATATGCATCACTTACTGGTGGTACAGAGGAAGCAATAAAATATGCAGTAGCATCTACAATTGGTATTAGTAGTGATCAGGATATGATTAATGAGTATATTCATATCTATGATGCATGGGCATATTATGATTCAGACATCAAGCCAAATCCTACTGATCCTACGTTCGATCCATTAACAAATTCAGCAATTAATAAAACCAATGACGGATTTGTATTAAACAAGCCTTACGATATTCATAAATACGGAGCATTTGTTTGTACAATTGATTTGACTGTAGATGAAGGTATTGCTGCATATCATGATAAAGTAATGAGGGCAATTAATCAGACAAAAGCATCTGGTATTGCTGCATATTTAGTATTGTTGTATATTACCAATGAGTTGTGTACAATTCATACAGATGAAGTTGATATCATGAAGGTTAATGAGTTGTCAGCAGATTCTGGCAGAATAGTTACATACAGAAGACCATATTATCCATCATTAAATTCAGAACATACAATTAATACAAATTTTGTATTGAATGACAGACTTGCACAGTTTGATTTCAATGTAGATGAGTATAAAGATATCATTAGACAGTCATTATCTGATACTGGTAAAATTACAAGCAAAAAATCATTTGTGTGGAAACTTGAGATTGGTAGAACAAATACAACAATGGTTACCTGCCAGACAGTTGATACAGATGGTCAATATGATATAGTAAGATTTATGCCAGCATATGATAACCCAGTATTGTCTAGCATTGAAATAGACAAGATGAAGATCACTAAGTATGATGGTCATGATATTGGCAACCAATCTGGTATTGATACGGATAATGTAATTGTTGAATTTACAAACAATGAATCTGGCAGTATGTTTAGTATTAAATCTAATGAACTGAATGCAGGTACTAATGGTAAATATTCATTAAATCACAATCTTGACACAAATGCTACAACAGATACTGATGAAGATAGTATGATAATCAATTATGCTGACAGTATTGATACAAATAATGCACACATAGATGAATACTTGATTGGTACTATGAGTAAGAGAGATAGTGATCATGGACATATACCAAGTGCAAAGAGAGTATTTAATCCAATACTTAATTGTGGTGTAATGTTAAATGGAAATTTTGTAACAAACAGGTTGTCAGAGTTTGCTGATGTTGATGATAAATTAACAGAAAAAGCAAGCCAAACAATACAAGAAAAAGGTACATGCACACTAGTTACAACAAAGGCATGGTATCCTCTAATAGGGATACATACAGATGTAGTTCTAAATACTGATTTTAGGACTAATATGTTGTTGGAAACGGACATGTGCAAAGATGTTATCAAACAAATATAAGGAGGTAAATAGAATGTTAAGTAAAGATTCTAGCAACGTTTCAAACAACGATGTTGAACATATGTCATTGTCACAGTTATCTGCTGATGGACATAATGTACACATGAAAGGTCAGATCATTGACAAAATCTACAAGAATGGTGTACTTGTTGATACAGTTGAAGGTCACAACCTTGTAGTAAATTCATTCTTGAAGTTGGCAATGGCATTGCTCAAAGGACAGAGTGGGTACAATGGTATTCAGTATTGGGCAATCGGACAGGGTGCATCAAGTTGGGATAGCGATCTTCCAGATCCAGAGATTAATGCAACACAGCTTACAAGTGAGATCGGTAGAGTTGCAATAACAGCATCAGAGATTAAATTCTTGAATGCAGATTTCACAGAATCATCTACTCCAACAAATATCCTGCAGATTAAGCACACATTTGGTGCTAATGATTGCAATGGTAAATGGAGAGAATTTGGTATCTTTGGTGGCAACGCAGGATCTACAACAAATTCTGGTGTTATGATTAATAAAAGACACCATGCACTTATCACTAAAACAAGTGACATGACAATTGAAAGAACAATGAGATTTACATTAAATCTTGTATAAAGGAGGATATAAATAATGGCAAGTTTTGATAAATACACTAACTACAAGAATAATGCTGGAGTATCAGGTGTAGTATTTGGTGCAGACAAGACAGTTCTTGAAGTAGAACTTAATGAAATGCAGGAGATTGAGAAGTTTGGTCTTCGTAATATGCTTGCAAAGATCGTTGGTGATGGTATTACTGACAGAAGCAAACTGACATATAATGGCAGTTCTGTTAATATCGCAAGTGGTTGTGGATTACTTGTTAATGGTATTCTTGTCAACTGTAGTGGTCTTTCACTTGCAATGACAAGTGGCACTGCTTACCTGCAGGTATGGGAGGAAACAGTTAGCTATTCAGATACTCTCAAGGAAGAAGGTAACCAGCAGGATTCAGATACTGTTGCTAACTGGGCAAAAGATAATAGATCTGATGTTGAAACATCTAAGAGAAAAGTTGTTAAATACACATTGGCTACATCACAGAAATCTGGTGCTAATAACATCGCAATTGCATCTGTTGCAGGTGGTGTTATGACCAAACTTGTTAATGAAGTTAACCTTACAAATCTCACATCAAGAGTTGATGATGTACAGACATACATTGGATACACCGATCCAGAGATTTATGGTGTTGAGGTTGATTTCAAGAATAACAAGTTTACACGTCTTGCAAATGCAATCGGTAAGAGTGGTGGTACTGATTTTGATGATATTACACCTTGGGATAGAAAGAGATGTAATGTTACAGATGCAGGTGTTGTAGTTGCATACTTCGGAGATGCAGGATATACAGAAACTGGTAAATTAACACAGGCAATTGCAATCGGAGAAAATACCTATTCTGTAGGTACTAGAGTACAGACAATGGTAGAACAGAATAAATTCTACTATAGAATGGTTCCTCTCTCATTAGAACCTATTGCTGATGGTATTGGCTTCAAGGTAAGAAAAGCAAGATATTATGTAAGCGCAACTCCTAAAGCAGGATTCAAACTTTATCCAGCATTTAGAAGAAATGGTGTGGAAGTAGACAAGATCTATGATGGTGCATTCAAAGGATCTATTTATGATACATCTGCTGGCACTTATTGCACAGATGATTCAGTTACCGCTGATTTTGCAGTAACAACTGGTGATAAGCTTGCATCAATTGCAAATGCAAAACCTGCATCTGGTATTACTAATAATCTTACAAGAGCAAATTGCAGAAAACTTGCCGCTAATGTAGGTACTGGCTGGCAACAGGGAGATTTCCTTATTGACAATATGACAACCTTGTTATTTATGGTTGAGTATGCAAAACTTGATGCACAGAGTATTATTGGTAGAGGTAGAGTTGATGTTACAGATGAT